AGTCAATTCATGGATTTCATTGCAGAGGTGCAGCAGTGGGCAACCGAATTTTTAAATGTTTACATCCCAGAACCAAACGAAAACTTAGAACTAAATTTATGATAGCATTATTTGAGGAGTTAACCTATCAAATCACAGACAATGAGAAGCGATGCGCTAAATTCATTGAGGCAGTGTTAAGAAAAACAAATAAATTTTACACTAACAAGCAATTGAGGAAACTAATCTTTGAGCGCTCTGGTAATGACATCGAGTTTGATTTGGCCGACTCCAGAATCCGAGTGATAATGAACTATTTGAGACGCACAACTGCTCCAAACATTATCGCATCGTCTAACGGCTACAAAATAACTGAAGACATTGACGAACTCAACAAGTATTTAGAGTCATTATATGACCGCATTGATGCAATTAAAGTAATCGCAGACCAAACATCCTTTTATGTTAAGCAATATGGAGCGCAACGCTAAAATAATTGAGTCTTTGATTGCTGAGAATAATAGCGTCAAAATAACTGCGGCCAAATTTAATGTCCAAAGGTCGTTTGTTATTCGTTTAGCTGCATACTATTATGGCATGGGCAACAAGGCGCTTGTCTCAGTCAAACACGATGACATTGACCAGTCAGTTTATTTAAAAAAATACGAGGCCAGAAACCTTGTTATTTGTAATTTGTAAAATTTATAATATATTTGAGCATGAAAATAGACATTTCCAAATTGATTAGCTTTAGTGAGTACGCTAAAAAGAATAATAAAACAACTCAGTGGTCTTATCACATGGCTAAGACTGGCAAAGTAAAAGTTTTAAAAATATCTGGCATTAATTTTATTATATTGGATTAAATAACGATATTTGAGTTATAAGTTTTTATATTTTTAGCGGGATATAAAAATTTGATTATTTTAATTAATCGCCCAGAAGATTTCCGCTAAAATCCGATGGGCGTTTTTTTTTATATGAGTATAGGTTGGATTAAAGTTCACAGAAAATTAAAGGAGCATTGGATATGGTCAGACCCTATTAAGTTCCAGTGGTGGTTAATTATGCTTTTAGAGGTTAACCATAAGCCAAACAAAATCAATCTGGGTTTTTCCCTTTATGAAGTCAAAAGAGGCCAATCCGCAAGGAGTTTGCGCACATGGTCTGACTTGTTTAATAGCAATACAAAATCAGTTTCTTTGTTTTTTTCTATGCTTGAAAAGGATGGCATGATTACCAAAGAAATTATTGGAAAAGGGAAACAAAGCACAACCCTTATAAACATTACAAAATATGAGTGTTACCAAGGTAGTGATGAAACGCAAGAGACTACGCAAGAGCATACGCAAGGGAAACGCAATCGACTACGTGAGAGGGATACAAACAATAATGATAAGAATATTAATAATGATAAGAATGAAAAGAAGAGTTCCAATTCTATCGAATTGACGCCCACTAAAAAACATTCATTTGAAAACTCTATTTATTTTGAAAAAAAAATATTCAAAGAGGCGTTCCCAGATTGGGAACGTGAAAAACTCGCTAAGTATTATGAAAGCGCTTTGCTATATTCGCAGTCCAAAGGAGTTAAATATCTAAACTGGGCGGCTGCCATCAAAAATTGGGAAAAAAGGGACAATCAAACTATAAAAAATGGAAAATCAGAATTTGAAAAGAACAGAAATGCAGTCGAGCAACGCATTAGACAAGCCGACCAGTACATCGCCGAAGTTGTATTCGGGAACGATAAAAGAATTAATAACGAGCAGTCCGACTCCATTGGCATCGATTAGAAAAGAGCAGGGCGATGGCTTTGTCTCAAAGGTAATTGAACGCACAATCGATGGCTTAATCGTTTCTTTGAATGTTTCTAAGAACATGAGCGAAAGCCAAATTGCTGAAGCGGCGCAAATGGTCTATTCGGAATATTACTATTGGTCTGTGCAACACATCGTCATGGCGTTTAACAACTTTAAAATGGGAAAATACCCAGAAATTGAGTTGTTTCATTCATTTGACATTACGACTATTTTTAAAATTTTGCATAGATTTGAAAACGATTTAAAAAAGGCAAAGGAGCAAGTTGAGTCAGAGGCTATTCAAGAAAAATATAAGAAGTGGGAGCAAAGTTATTTGGATAACAAGCCATCGGACGAAATAATTGAGCAAGTTAAGTCAATAACTACAAAAATAATGGACAAAAAAGAATATAAGAAAGCACCAGAGCCGAAAGAATGGTCGAGAACACGTGAATTGCTTGCCGAGTTTGACGAACTATGGCGAAGTAAGCCAAGTAGTGGTGCGGTGCGAGTTATTAGCGTAGAGGGGCGCAAATTGACTCAGTCTGAATATTTAGTTTATAGAGTAAACAAAGAAAATGGCGAATCCTAAATATTACGAATTAATTTGTCAAATGGGGCATGTGATTAAACATATCAAAATTATGGCCACTCACGATGACTGGGAGCAATACGATAGGCGAATCAAAAGAGAGTTATTTGGCAAAGGCAAAGAAACTCCATTTAAAATTTTAAATAGCAAAATAATTAATCAAAATTTAGGACTATGAGTATAATTTTTATTATTTTAGCATCAATGTGCAACGCTTTGATGGACACTTTGTCAACCAGATACGATGTTTCTATATTTAGAAACTTTAAAAACCAACAATTCTGGGATTGGCGAATCAGTTGGAAAAACAAATGGAAAAATGGAGACATTCGCAACGGCGAAAGTTTCTTTTTGTCAAGCAATATGCTATCGGCTTTAACAGATGGATGGCATTTGGCTAAAGGATTAATGCTTGGCTTTATATCTTTGGCCGTTGTTATGTACGTTCCAATGTACGGCATTCTGGATGCTTGCATCTTTTGCATTGTTTGGGGAATGACATTTGAGTTTAGTTACAATAAACTATTTAAAGCATGAACCAATTAAAAATGTATAGGTGCATAAGGCTTTTGGAATACTTGCAGGACAAGTCAAGAAACATTCACACAATAGCAAGGTATTTAGAAGTAACAACCAGAACGGCATATCGATATTTAAAATTATACGAAGCACTGGGATACGTTGTAAAAAAGGATATGTTTAACAAAGTAAAACTAATTAAACCATGAGCGACATCAATCCAGACTATTACAAAAAAGGCGATAAGCAAGTATTTGAAATGATGCTCGACATTTGGGGCGTTGAAAAATACATTGCCTTTTGCGAAATGAACGCTTTTAAATACAGAATGAGACTTGGCGACAAACCAGACCAACCAGTTGAAAGGGATTTGGCCAAAGCTAAATGGTATGAGGTAATGGCTAAAAAACTAAGGGGTGAAAACCAAAAAGAGAATCCAACAATTAACAGACTCGGAGCATTTGATTTTTAAAAGTCCAGTTTTTTAACGATTTAACTGGACAAAGTGCATGAAACTTTACTAAAACATTTAACAAGCACCAAAAAAACATTTAACAAAATGACACCAAAATGTATTTATAGAATAAAAATAGAACAACAGAACGATGGCAAAATATGGTACACACCTGAAATAATTCGTCCTTATAGTAAATTAGCAAAAATATTTGGTTGTAAAGATGTATGGTTATATTTAGGTAGCGGTGTTTCTGGAACGACAAAAACATCATATGAAACCGAAGAATTAGCAATTGAACAAATTAATAACCATAAATTAAACATTCAAAAAAAATATGATAATCAAATAAAAACAATAAATTATAAACAAGTATTATAAAACATTTAACATTTGTATGGATATAATATGACAAACAAAACAAAAATGTAAGCCTTTAGATTGATTAATTTTGGAAAATAATATCTAAATTTAGCCTTATAGTGGAAAAAAATAGGCGCAAAGCAAGAAAAATGGGCGCAATGGTGGAAACGAAATGGTATAGGCGCAATAACTTCCATTTTTAATAGAACGCAAAATCAAATAAGGAAAGCAACGGGCAACCTTATAAAAAAATGTAGCCGTATTTATACGCATTTATACGAATAATGAGCTTTAAAAAGGATAAATAATGCAATTTAGTGACTTTAATAACCAGTTAAGTGTCACAATTTTTAAAATAATAGTGACAATGCAGAAGCATATCAAAGTTTATTTCAATCACTACGGCTTAGACGAACAATCGTTTATTGCCTGCGAGGTATGCAAAGCAAAAGCGGTTGACATACATCACATTGTTTTTAGGTCTAAGTTCGGCAAAAAGACCAAAGACCAACAAGATGCAATTGAAAACTTAATTGCACTATGCAGGGAATGCCACAACAAAGCACACGACAACAAACTGACTAAAGAATGGCTATCGGAATTGCACACATCAAACCTTTAAGCGTGAACAAAGCATGGCAAGGGAAACGATTTAAGTCTCCAGAGTATAAAGTCTATGAGAAACAAATGCTTTTGACACTAAAGCCAATGCAACTGCCAGAGCCGCCATACCAAATTGACTTTGAGTTTGGATTCAGCAACAAAGCATCGGACATAGACAATCCCATGAAACCATTTTTGGATATATTGCAAAAAAAGTATAATTTTGACGATGCAAACGTCTATAAAATAGTGATAGTGAAGACAATAGTTGCCAAAGGTAGCGAGTTTATAAAGTTCGAAATCAAATCACTAAGGTAAACGGCTGAATTTAAGTAAATTATATCATTCAAATTTCACATTAATTGTCATGAACATAAAAATAAGCGACAAAGAGTTTTTAGCAATACTGAGAGAGAACGCAGGACTATTTTCGAGGACTGCAAAAGCTATTGAAAAGCAATTCAAAATAGATTACACGAGGCAAGCGGTCAGAGAGAGAGCATTGAAATTCCCAGAGGAACTAATTGACATCCGAGAGCAGAACATTGATGTAGCCGAAGATGGTTTGTTTAGTCTTATGAAGTCAGACAACGACAACGTAAAGATGCGAGCAATCGAATTGTATTTGAAAACCATTGGCAAAGCCAGAGGATATGTCGAAAAGGTCGAGCAGCAAATAACTGGGGGACTTGACAACACTTTGGAAATAAAGATTGTTAAAACCGAGTTCCCGATAAGGTCAACAGAAAACGATGTTTGAAACAACTGAGTTATTTGAAGCCAATATAACGGCCGACACTAAAATCATTGTCAACCAAGGCGGGACATGGTCTGGCAAAACTTATTCTATTTTGCAGGCGCTTGCCTATTTTGCATTGACAGACCCAAACTCACTAATCACAATCGTTGGACAAGATATTCCGAATTTAAAAGCTGGAGCGCTCAGAGACTTTCAAAACATCATTTCAGACAATCCAATTGTTGACGCTCAGATTAGCGACTATAATAAATCCGACAGAATTTACAAGTTTGTTAATGGCTCAATGATTGAGTTTAAATCCTATGACAATTCGCAGGATGCTAAATCTGGAAAGCGAGACTATTTGTTTTTAAACGAGGCCAATGGTATTGACAGACAGATTGCCAAGCAATTATTGCTAAGAACAAAGAAAAAAGCATTCATTGACTTTAATCCAGACGCTGAATTCTGGGTGCATGAAGATTATTTGAATAATCCGACCGCAAAGTTTATTTATTCCGACCACAGAAACAATCCCTTTGTGCCAAATGAGAACAGAATCGAAATCGAGGCGCTTAAAGACATCGACATTGAATTGTGGAAAGTCTATGCGAGGGGAATAACGGGACGCATTGAGGGTCTTATCTATCGCAATTGGACGATTGGAAATAGTTTCCCAGAGGTTGACTATGTTTACGGCTTAGACTTTGGATATAATCACCCAACGACACTGGTCAAATGTGGATGGGACGAAAACAAATTCTATTTAGAAGAGGTCATATATGAAAGCGGATTGACAACGGCCGACTTAATAGAGAAAATGCAGAAACTAAACATTGGCCAAAAAGAAATATTTGCGGATGCTGCGAGGCCAGACACAATTGAGGAACTTTATAGGGCGGGATTTAACGTCTTTAGCGCAGACAAGTCAGTTAAAGATGGGATTAACACACTAAAGGCAAAGCCAATCATTCTGGTTGACTCTCCGAATGGAGTCAAAGAGTTCAAAACCTATAAATGGAAAACAGATAAAAACGGCAAAGCAATTGACGAGCCAGTCAAGTTCAATGATGACTTTTGCGATGCTGCCAGATACGGCATATTTAATGGCACAAAATCCCACACAAAAAAAATATCATGGTTTTAGTTAACATCGACAAAGAATACCAGTTCCCAACTCAGTTGGACGAAATAACATTGAGGCATTTTATCGACTTGCAAAACTTATTGCATGAGGAAAAATACAACGAAGCGGTTATGCTTATGTCTGGAATCAGTGAGGACATTTACGACAAAATAAGTTTGAACGGCAAATTGGAGTTAACTGGATTGGCTCAGATGTTAGTCAATGGCGAAATCCTTATGGTTGGCGAGCGATTAGATTTATACGAAATCATGAGTTGTCCGATTGGACAATTCGAAGACTGGAAAGCAACCATTGCTGAATTTAAGGATTGCGAGTGGAAAGCATTGCCATTTTTATGCTTGTTAGAAACTGGCGAATATAACTACGACACCAGAACAAACAAGCGCTATTTAGAATATCTAAACTTGCCCGCATCTGTTGCACTTTTTTACCAAAACAAAGTGAATGAGCAATTTGCAGATGTTCACAATAAATTCTTACCTTTGTTTGAGAGCGAGTTAGAGGACATTCAATTAGAAGCGGGAGTTCAAAGTCTTAATCAGTTTGGCGGTTATGGCACATTGGTGCAATTGGCCGACGGCGTGTACAAAGACATTGAGGCAGTGAGCAAAACAAGCGTTGCAGAGGCATACACTTTTTTGACTTACAAGAAGATTGAAAGAACATATTTGCAGAACTTAGAAAAATTGAGACGTGAACAAATTAATCGAAATATTCAAGAATAAAGCCGAGCAGACATACACGTTCGGCAATGGGACGTTTAACGAGTTGAACGCTCAGTCGAATATCAAATATCCACTTATCTGGATGCTATTCCCTTTGAGCGTAACAAACAACTCGACCAATAACATTATTGTTTCGCAGACTTATTCGTTTAACTTACAATTTATCACATCGGGGTCGCTTACAGATAAGCAATCAAAAATGAATAGCCATTTTGACCAATTGAATAAAATCATGGTTGGATATATTCAGTCAATGCAAATAGAGAACGAAGATTTGGAGAGGGATGCAATGACATTTGGGCAAGCAACAATGATTAACAAAAAGCAGGACAATGTTCACTATGGGTGGTCGGTTGCGGTATCGGTAACATTACCAATTGATTCAAGTTTATGTTGTGATTTATTTGCATGATAGATTTAACGAACACACTGGCTGAATTTAACAAGCTGAATGAGGCGCTTGTAACTGCATTGAACAAAGCGGGGGCATTGTCTGACTCGCATGAAGTTGTTTTGACAACAGAAAATACCAGAAGTCAAGTTGCTATCATGGCAAATGATTATTGGTTTTGGCAGAATAAAGGCAGGGACATCACAAAAGAGGGAAATTATCCCGCACTGGTAAGGCCAAAGATTGATGAGTGGGTAAAGAAACTGCCAGATTGGTATGCGCCAGATAAAAAAGACGGCTCAAAGGGCAAGAAATTAACAAAGGCAGAGCAAGCATTTTTAGTTACAAGAAAAATTCATAAAGAGGGATATAAGGGGAATTTTTACGTTGACAAAACAATTCCAAATTTTGAAGACGCAATAAATAAAGCGGTATTTGAGGACATACAAAATTATTTTAACAATGAGTTTAACAATTGAAGTTGAGCCGTCATTAACTACGGCCGTTTATAATCCAGTGCGTTTCGAGTTTAATTCGGACGTTACGTTTGACTATACAATCGGAGCAGAAGCTGAGGGAGACAATGGTTTTGTTAACAACAATGGCTATGTTCAAATTGATTTGACTTTGCCACATGGTTTATTAGTTGGCGATTTCATTAAGATTTCACAAAATGCAGGCGTTGAGGCATACAATGGCGTTTGGCTTGTTACGTCTGTTGTTGGCGATAGCTTTACAATCAATGCTCCTTATGTTGGTGCAGGCGATGGAAATAATATTTGGTATTACAAATATTTAAGAAACTACAATGCAGTGATTCGAGTATTTGGATTTAACTATTGCGACAATGGTTTCGAGGAACTTGCAAAACTAACTTTAAAACCAACGTTTGTTTTAGGTTATTGCTATTTCATTGTTGACATTGCAGACATCTTAAAGGATTACAATTCTGAGTGTAACGTTGTAACAGATGTAATATCTGGCGACTTGTTTCCTTTAATCAGTCCGCCAATTATCCAGAACAATTTAAAATCATATATTAGATACTATATTTCTTATGCTGAGGGATTCGACAATCCAGTTGGAAACGAGGCTCAGTATGAAGAGACAACACCAAGCGACTTATAAGATATGCCAACAGAATATTATACATCCAATGCAGCGTTGCAATATAACGTAACAAATGACATGACAGACTATCTGTTGAATGACACTGGCGTAACTGGCAAGAAGTTTTTAACAGAAGCGCCATTGACTAAGGTAATGCCAGAGAATGAATTGTCTGCGCTTTATTTCCTTTGTAATGACACCAATTTTGTTGCATCTGCTCAGTATTCTTATTACAATGCAAGCGGAACGCTATTATCTGAAACAACAAACAATCTATATTATTCAAGTTTAACATTATACCACAACGCTATTCCAGTTAATTGGACTGGAGTCAATCCATTGGCGGTTAAAATGAGAGTGCGAATAATTAGAGCAGTAGGCGGCGTGTCAATTACTGAGGAACGTTTTTATATTAGAGACCAGAACGTTTATTGTAACGAGAAACAAGTAAACTGGTTAAACAAGTTGGGCGGTTACGATAGCTTTATGTTCACTGCGGGTCAAGAAACCGCAATAAATGTAAAACGTGAGAATCCGATTGAGTTTAGCATGGCGACAAACTTTGAGTCTCCAAACAGAATTAAT